ACCAAGTTATCGTGCTTCGTCTAGCGACTTAACTGTCGCTATCTCTCCTCTTGGCTTAGTTGAGCTTGCCGACGAAGAGTTTGAAGTACACGGTCCTCGCCTTAACCGTTACAGCTCTTGTTGGGCATGGTACCTAGGCCACCATTGGTCCTACCGTCGTGAGATGGGTGAACAAAATATCACCCTTAACTACGTCCGTACTATGTCGGATTACATTACAAACTTCTGTTTTGGTAAAGGCGTTCAGTGGCATGTTCCTGCTCAAAACGGTGCAATCATCCCTCGGTTGTTACATAAGGTTTGGGAAGAAGATAACTCAAAGCATGCTGTTCTTTGGGAAATGGGTCAACTAGCTGGTGTTACAGGGGACTGCTTTGTTAAGGTCGCTTATGAAGAACCTTACGTTGATGGCATTGGGGTACCTCACGAAGGTCGCGTTCGTATTATTCCGTTAAACCCAGCGCACTGTTTCCCTGAATACCACCCTCACGACCGTGACCGTATTCTTCGGTTTAAGTTAAAGTATCGTTTCTGGGGAACTAGTCCTGAAGGTACTCGTCAGGTTTATACGTTTACTGAAATCCTTACTGACGATAATGTTGAGCAATACATCAACGATGAACTTATTGACCAATACCAAAACCCTCTAGGTATCATCCCAATCGTTCACATTCCCAATATGACCATCTCATCGTCGCCTTGGGGACAGTCAGACATCTGGGACATCATTCCGCTTAACCGTGAATTAAACGAAAAGATGACCGAAGTATCGGACATCATTAACTATCACGCTGCACCTGTAACAATCATTACAGGTGCTAAAGCAAGCCAATTAGAGCGTGGGCCCAAGAAGGTTTGGGCTGGTCTTCCTAAAGACGCAACTGTCCATAACCTAGAATCAAATGGAAACATGGCTGGGGCTATGGAGTACATCACTTTCCTTAAGCGTGTTATGCACGAAATGACTGGTGTTCCTGAGACGGCTTTAGGCCAATTCCAGCCAGTATCTAATACCTCTGGTGTGGCTTTGTCTATCCAGTACCAGCCTCTTATGAATCGTTTTAACCTTAAACGAGTGCACTTTACAAAAGGCCTTGAAAAGATTAACGAAATCATTATTCGTACAGCAGCAATCTTTGCTCCAGAGTTGCTTGTGTATGACCCAAGTAAGGCTGAACCTCCCGAACAGGACGAGTTAACTCAACTTGATCCAATGGATCCTTTAATCTATAAAACCAAAGTCCATTGGCCAGAACCACTTCCTGTTGACGTTCTTATTAAACTTAACGAAGCTCAAGCAAAAATGGCGATGGGTCTTGAATCTAAAGAAGGCGCTATGCGCATGCTTGGTGAAGAGTTCCCGCGTGAGAAACTTGCTGAGATCTTTGAAGAACTTCGTGACGATGCTATTGATCAAGGTGCGTTAGATATGCTGCGCGCCCAAATCAATCAAGCAGTCATGATGTCTACTGGCTTGCTGCCTGGACCAGGTGGATCAAGCACAGTACCTGCTGGAGGTGCTAATGTAACGAGTGCAGGAGGTCCTCAGGAATCTGAAGGCCCGATGCCAGGTGTACAAGTAGCACCTGATGCAGGAATGTTAAACAATATAGTTGCTAAGGCTTACGGCGCTAGGTTCTCCCAGCGTCGTGTTCCTGACGAAGAATAAATAGTTCCATAACAACAGCTCACATAAGCTCAACTAACCGAGGTAACGATATGGCAATGCAGCCCAATGAAGACGGGATTCAGATTCCCACAGAGTTTGTTAAGACAAACCCTCAAGAAAATAAGCCCGAAACAAAGCTTTTCTCTGAGGACGAAGTTCATAAGATTCGTCAGCAAGAAAAAGATAAAATGTACAAGCGTCTTGAAGACGCTGATACTCGCGTAAAGTCAATGGAAGAGCAACTAGGTCTTCTGAGTCGTGAACGCGAAGAGGCTATTAAGGAAGCTGAAAAGCGCGCTAAGAAAGAATCTGAAATTTTGCGTCAACGTGAAATTGAAGAACTTTCTGCTAAAGACCTTCTTGCTAAGCGAGAAGACGAATTTAACAGCCGCATTAATCAGGTTGAGCAAGAGTGGGGCCAGAAGTTCTCTGAACTTGAAAAGCAACGCCAAGCTCAAGATGCCCTTCTTGAAAAAGAACGGTACCACCAGCAACTTGAAACCTACCGTCAGCGCCGTCTCCAGGCGGAAAATGAAACCATTATTCCAGAACTGATTGATTTGGTAACTGGTAATAGTGAAGAAGAAATTGAAAATAGTATCGCAGTACTGCGGGAACGCAGTAGTGCTATAATTGAAGCAATCCAGCGGACGAGCCCGCCACCTCGTCCTAAGGGGGCGTCTTTGACGGCTCCTCCTACTGGGCCACTGGAAAACCAACAGGAATACCAAACGTTGAGTGCGGAAGACATCCGCAATATGCCGATGGATCAATACGTAAAGATGCGAGACCGGCTACTACAGGCACGATCCCCCAAGGGTCGTTTCTAACCTAAACCTAACAACCTATCCATCGGAGGATATTTAAATGGCTTACCCCACACCACAAGGTGGTTCCATTACTGGTACCACGGCAATTTCAACCAGCGGTTATGTCGGCGCAGACGCCTTAACCCCCGCAATCCAGCAGATCTGGTCCAAGGAAATCTTGTTCCAGGCTATGCCGGTTCTTCGTTTTGAACAGTTCGCTGTCAAGAAGACCGAGCTTGGCGTTCAGCCTGGTTTGACCATCAACTTCATGCGTTATAACAACCTTACGGTTGATGAAAATGCTGGTGCAAACCTTAGTGAAGGTGTCCGTATGGACCCCGTTGCCTTGTCAGCTAGTCAGATTCAGATCACCGTATCTGAAAACGGTCAGGCTGTTGCCGTTACCGAATTGTTGCTCAACGCAGCATTCGACGACGTTATGGCTTCGTCTTCACGTTTGCTTGGTCGCCACATGGCACAAAGCATGGACATCCAGGCACGTAACACCTTGTACTCAAAGGGCATCCCCTTCGGTACCTCAGGTGCTTACAACTCGAACAACGCTGTTGCCCCGTCAGTTGTCTTCGGTCGTACCGCAGCTTCTACTCGTGGCGCAATCAGCCCGTACGACGCAGGCACCGTTGGTACCGCATCGGCTCCTGGTTACCTCTCACCTGCAGCCATTAAGGATGCAGTTGAAATCCTCGCTGGTCAGAACATCCCGCGTTTGGGCGACACCTACGTGTGCTTCGTCCACCCGTCGCAGAGCCGCTCGCTCCGTGACTGGCCGGAATTCATTGAAGTCACGAAGTACGCCGCTCCTGGCAACTTCATGCTCGGTGAAATCGGTCGTTTGTACGACGTAGTGTTCATTGAAACCACGCAGGTCAAGAAGGGATTGGATGCTACTTCAGCTACCGCCCCGCTTTACGGCTTTGGTTCAACCCTTGACAGCAGCGCTTCGGCGGCTGGCTTCCAGGAAAATGCCAATGCCTACAACGCCATCATGATCGGTGACAACGCCTTCGGACACGCCATTGCATTGCCAGTGGAACTCCGTGACGGTGGTGTCATTGACTTTGGTCGTGAGCACGGCTTGGCTTGGTACGCAATTTGGGGCTTCGGTGTCATCACCCATGAATCCCGCGTTGTCCTTAACACCCTAGGTGGCGCAATCTCCTGAACTTAATCAGTTCAATGATGTAGTATTGTGGGGGTGGGCAACCACCCCCACTTTATTTCACCCCGTATTCAATAAGGAGTCAACATGGCAGTAAAGAAAACGCCCACAGCATTTGCTGAAGCATTTGAAGAAGGTACAGAAAGCAACGACGAAGTTGTTGTTGAAGAACCTGTAATCGTTACAAACGGCGATTCAGATTTAATTACCGCACGAGTTAAAGGAACATGGACAATGTTCTGGGGACAATTGCGATTTGAATTTAAAGATGGTAACCGCTACAAGCTTCCAAAGGATCTCTTTAACTACTTGCGTAGCCACGGTAATATCTACGACACCCTCTGAGGTAACAAATGCCCTTTATTATCCCTAACGCAACCGACACTACTGGTGGTAATAGGTATGCTTCATTAGACCAAGCAGAACCAGATTCTCTTGATTTTGAAATTCTTGGCAATGATTCATCTGGGGTAATACAGGGCCTTGTTGCTACGGAGTTACCTACTCCTGGAGCAAGTATTTTAGTTACAAGTGGAACTCTTGTTCTTAATGGTTTGGTTTATCCAGTAACTGGAGGAACCGTAGGTTTTGACACTCCACCTACTAACACTCGTTTTGACTTAGTTGTTGCCCGTAAAAACAACACTGGCACTATGTCTCTTATTGGTGTTGCTGGAGGAAATAGTCAGTACAACCCAACCTTCCCAGTCTCTTTGAGTAGAGTTTCGGGGGCTACACCAGCTAACTATTTTGATCCGTCAACCGATGTGGTTATTGCTGCTGTTTACCGAATTGGTAGCACGGCAATTCTAAACAAGCATATTGTTGATAAAGCACGCCGCATTAACACGGCAATCCCATACAGATCTTCTTCAGCTCCAACTTCTGCTGATGGTGCTGTTGGTGACCTCTACATTCAAACAGGTGACATTCCAAAGGGTGGTTCTGGGCTTTACGTAAAACGTAGTACTACTGCGTGGACTCAATTAGCTCCAGCTTTTGTAGACCCAGGTGTTCCTATTGGTTCTGTTATTACGTGGATATCCCCTATTGTGGCACCTGACCCAACTGTTTGGCTTTTATGTAATGGAGCATCTAAGACAGAGGCAGAGTACGGCCCTCTATTTAATATTCTTGGACGCACATATGGTGGAGATGCAGCTAATGGCACTTTTAATTTGCCTGACTACACTGGCATGTATCTAGCAGGATCACCTGGGGCAGCCTCTGCTTATTCACCAGCATCTCCTGTTGGTAATATTGACAACCAGGTAACTTTGCAACCTTCTGATATTGCAAGCCACTCTCACACCATTAATCATGGTCATAGCGGTACTGCTTCTTCTGTTGCAAATCACACTCATACAGCAGCATTAATTGGCAACTCTAATTTGCAAGACTTTGCTGTTCGTAAGCGTGACTATGCACCTGGTCGTTACGCTATTCCGTATGACAAGGCTGGTACTGGGTACGGCAACTTGTACCAGTATTCTACTGGCGACTTTAACCCCAATGACATTCCTAACTCAACAGACTACCCTGGTATGTCTGTCTTTCACGAAAATGCAACTGCAGGTTCTGGTGCACACGATCATACGGTTAGCATCCCGTCAAGTTCTTTAGTTTCAGGTGAAAATACACGTTCTACAAGTGTTGATATTCGCCCACGCACAATGCTTGTGCAGTATTACATCCGATACGTATGAACCTACCCAAACCTTCTGGGAGTGCTGAACAGTACACCTTAAAACGCTCTGTAGTGACCTCAAGGCAACGAGAACAACAACCGGCTTATAACCAGCCAAAACAAGACACACTGCCTCCAAATAGCTCTAACGATTCATAAGGTAGAATATATTGTGGCAACTTTTGAAGACATCACTGAAATCGCCAGAACTTACCTTAGAGACTTTCCTAAGTTCTTTCAAACTACCTTTGATGCTGCTGGACGCACATATGAGTTAGGGCACACAAACATTGATTCAACGTCTTTGTGGATTGCTAAGTTTGTGTCAGGTGGTTCAACCACAGAATTAACTTCTGCAGATTACTCATTAGATGAGCGTAATGGTGTTTTGCGTTTGGCAACATTACCGGCGTCTAATACAAAGTTAATGATTGAAGGTTATTACTATGAGTGGGTTACGCCTACTGACCTGGAGTTTTATGGTCGTAGGGCATTAGAAAAGCATCTTCATGCAATCAATATCCCACTTGATCGTCTTGCCGACGTGGTTATTAACGCTATTGGTATTGCTACAATTTGTGAGTGCTTATGGGCTCTAATGACAGAGTACAGCCGAGACATTGATGTTATTACATCTGAATCAGTACATATTCCAGCAAGCCAACGTTTTAGGATGGCCCAAGGACTTCTTGGTCAATGGGAAGCTGAGTATAGGCGACATGCTACTAACTTAAATATTGGCTTTGACCGACTTGAAGTCATGAACCTTCGTCGAGTGTCTAGAACAACTAATAGGTTTGTACCCTTGTACAAATCTAAAGAATTGGGTGACTACGCTCCTATTGAGCGGTTGTGGCCAGAAATTGACAATGGTGTTGTTACTCCAGAAACAACTGATGACAACCTGCGTGAAGACGTATTTATTGACGGAGTGCCACCTAGTGGCCTAACACATAATGCTTTCTTCTAATAATGGATGTTCGTAGAGAATTAGACCTAATTAATAAGCATTTTCGCCGCCATAGGAATGTGGCGGAAGAGTCTATTATTTGGTATGAATTTGACCCTCTTGGCTCAGCTAGCGTCAACAGCAACTACGATGACGTCTACGACGAAGGTGTGGCTGGAACTGGAGGGCGTAAATACCTTACAGGTGTTGTTGTTCCAGTTTTACTAGTTAGCGAAGCTGAGGATGAAAAACGTTCAATTCCAGAAGGCCGTCAACCAGTACAAAACGTTGATATGTTTATTGCTATAAAGGATCTGCGAGATGCTGGAGTAAGTACTCCATGGGAATACCGGAACCATTTAAATGACATCATTCTTTATGATGGGCGTTACTACTCTCTTTATAGCTACTTGGTTAGGGGTCGTTTGAAAGATGATGTATTTGTCCTTGTAAAAGGTATTGAAATTTATGTAAATCAAGAGTTTGTAAATGACCCTGATCCTGGTCAATTAGAGATTACAAACTACCCATGGCCAGCGTCACTTCCTAGTTTGGGCTAAACTATATATAACCCGATGCGCGTCGGGGGTACATCGCCTAGAACCTCGGAGATCAGCCATGCAAAAGGCTTACTCTAGCTTTAATAAATCACGTGGTTCTAACCCCTTTATGCCAGAAGACCTTCTTATTCTTGACGCTTTTGAACATTTAGAGCAAGCTTACTTTTCTGCAATTGAAAAAGCAGTTGAAAAAGCTACAAATGAATATCAAAATTCAGTACAAGATATGGCTTCAACTAACGAAAACTGGGGCTCTTTAGGTAAAAACATTAATGTACGTTTTAATAAAACTGATTATTCTATTAATGTTGATCTTATTGGTAATGATGAACAGCTATCTCGTATGGCTGAACTTGAGTACGGGAACGGTATAGTCGGCCCAAATCCAATTTTGCGTATGACGGGTGTAAATATTAGTAATGAAATCCCTGCCTTAATTAGTAAGCACCTACCGTGACCAATCCAGGATTCCTACTTGCCGAAGACGCAGCAATTAAGCGTCGCTTATCTAATATTTCAGTCTCGGATGATCGAGAAGCAACCCGTGTTGCCAAAGTTTTCTTCCGTTATCCCGAAACTGAAACTGAAAGAGATTACCCTTTTATAACAATTGAGCATGTTGGCCTGTCCCATGACCGCTCTAGGCAACACTCAGAACAGACTTACTATTTTTCAACAGCTGCAAGTGCGTCAGCCGCAGGTGCGTCTTTAAGCCCGTGCTTTATTGACTATTATCCGTCAGAATTAAATACTTCTGGCATGATTGCAGAAAAAGGTAACTCAAACTACTTAAGAACAGATTCTTTTATTCCTCTAACGCTTATGTACCAAATTTCTACCTACGCCAGAAGTGCCCTACATGACAGGCAATTGACAGCCAAGATATTGCGTCGTGTAATTCCCTTTAGACGTGGGTTTATTGAAATCCCAGAGGATGGCACAATTCGTAGATTTGAACTAACAGGGTGGGGAAACTCGGACCTTTTAGATGGCGAAGCAGCATATCGTAAACGTATTTTTCGTAAAGTGTACACAATTCAAATGTCAGCTGAAATGCCTGCTTCGGACCTTGAGGCCCTCAAGCAAGTTACCTCAGTTATTGGTAATATAACTAATGCAGATAATGGGAATCCCACCGTATTCACGACCTCATTCTCGGAGGAGTTTTAATGCCCACATACACCAACCCAGGCGTTTACGTTAGCGAATCAACCCTCGCTACTAACGCAAAACGATCCAACCTTGCTCAAGCAGCCGGATGTTTCTTTGGTACCGCCCCGCGTGGACCACTTGACGCAACGCTAATTGATTCCTGGTCGGCCTACAAAAACTACTACGGAGACATCTCAGCTTCACACGAACTTGGGTTCTCCGTTTACCATTACTTTGCTAATGGTGGGCGCGAAGCGTACATTGTACGAGTTGCTAGTGGTGCTTCATCAACCTCGGCTGCTACCGCAACAGTTCCTTATTTTGCTACGGCAGGAGCAAGTGCAACCTCAACGTTGTTTACTGCCAACGCTGCAAACGTTGGTGCTTGGGGAAATGGTCTTACCGTAAAAACGGAAGCAATTTCTGCCGCAAATACCTACCCTGCTGTTGGAACCGCAACACAACAATACCAATACAACCTAATTGTTACCTTAAATGGTGTTGAGGTTGAGCGTTGGAATAGTGTTTGTTCTGACCCAACCGACAACCGTTTTGTTAAAACTGTTGTTAATACGTACTCAAAGTACATCACTATTCCAACAACTTCCTGGCCTTCGGCAGTAGTTGGAGCAGCTCCTTACACTACGGCTGTTACTTTAGCTAGTGGTAATGATGGTACGGCTATTGACACATCTGACTACACCACTGCAATTAACACAAAACTTTTGACGGTTGAAGGATCTCTAATCCTTCATGCTCCTGGTGTAACCGCTGCTGCAGGAACTGCTATCGATGTTTCGGCAATTACCGCTTTAAATAACGTAGCTACTTCTCGTGGAAATTCCTTTGTAATTGTTGACCCAGCAGATCTTCCTGTAAAAGCTGATATTGCAACACTTGTTTCTACTTATCCCCAGTCATCGTACCTTTCGGTCTATTACCCTAAGCTAAAGATGGTTGACCCTACAAAGACTGGACCTGCTGCAATTCGTGACACTTTCCCTGGTGGAGCCGTAATGGGTGCTTATATCCGCACTGATTCAACTCGTAGTGTTGCAAAGGCACCAGCTGGTTATGACGTTGATGTTCGTAACGCAATTGGTTTGACCAACGTCCTTTCACCAGCAAACACCGGTGAATTGTACGAGTCATATGGTGTTAACTCGTTCAAGGCAATTCCTGGTGGAGGCATTATTATTCACGGTGCTCGTACTTTGGATAAGTCCACCCCAGGTAAGTACATCCCAATTCGTCGTTCATTGAACTTCCTAAAGCAAAGTCTTGCTGATTCAACTGGTTTTGCCGTGTTTGAGCCCAACGACGAGCGTCTGTGGACCCGTTTAACAATGACTGTTTCCTCAATTCTTAGCGAATTTTGGCGTTCAGGTGGTTTGAAGGGAACAAATGCTTCACAAGCTTTTTACATCATTTGTGATAGTACTAATAACACCCCGACCAGTATTCAAAACGGAGAAGTAAATATTCAAGTAGGTGTTGCATTGCAGTACCCAGCTGAATTTATTGTTATTAACCTCAGCCAATGGACCGGCGGTTCTAATACCGTTTCAACCCTCTGATAGGAGACAACTATGGCACGCGCCACAATTACTGATCCAGTACG